CGTCAGTTGTGTTTATGGGAAATACTATTGTAATATTATGGGTGTTATATGTCGAAAAGATTCACTGATACGGACAAGTATAAGAAGCCCTTTATAAGGGGCTTACAAGGTGCTTATAAATTGTTATGGGACTATATATATCACGACTGTAATCATGCTGGGATATGGATAGTGGATTTTGAAATAGCACAAATTTATTTAGGTGCTGACATGCCAGTTAATAAAAAAGACGCTTTGAAATATTTCAATGCAGATGAAGAAAGAATCATTGAAATTGACGACGGCAAAAAATGGTTTATACCGTCATTTATTTCATTCCAATATGGCATTTTGTCACAAAATAACAGAGCCCATTCTTCTGTTTTACAGATTCTTGAAAAATACAACATTAAGCCCCTTACAAGCCCCTTACAAGGGGCTAAAGACAAAGATATGGATATTGTATTAAATACTAATACTAATACAGAAGAAAATACTAAATACATACTAAGGGAAAAACCGTCTTCACAAAATGAAAATCTTCAGCCTGTTATTGACAAATTTATTGAACTAACGGATAAGCCGCCAGACCGTGTAATTTACAAATTCATAAAATCGATAATTAACGGGGCTGCTAAAAATCCCAAAACATTTGAATCATTATCAATTCGGAGCATTGCGGAAGTAGTCAAAGCATCACATATTATGATTCATTCAAAATACGGCATCAATGCGATATCATTCTGCTATGCGTTAGAAGTTCTTGATGGCAAAACAAAGGGAAATGAAATATTAACACCGAAATTAAAGAAAGCGACTTATGACTAATAACAAAATGAAAGTCCCTCCACACTCTGTAGATACCGAGAAACAGGTGCTTGGTGCAATTCTCTTAGGTGGGAACTCAGCATTTGCAACGGTTGCAGAGTATTTGACTTCGGAATCATTCTACGAGCCTAAGCACAAAACAATTTACACGGCAATAACAAACATCGATTCACGAGGTGACGGCATAGACGTCATCACATTAGTAAATGAACTTACACGAATAGGCGTGCCACAAGAAAAAATTGGCATTCAATATCTTGCGGAGCTTAGCAATTACACATCTACGACGGGGTATATTGTATCACATGCTAAAATAGTACAAGACAAATACATACAGCGGCAGACTATCCAAATTTGTGAAACCCTATTGTCAGAAGCATACAAAGACACATCTGACGTTTACGATGCTATAACAACGGCTCAAAGCCAGATATACGGATTAGCGAACAACATCCACAAAAATAAAAGCGTCTCGATTGCTGATATTTGGAAAGAGAACAATAAGACAATAACAAAAATGCAACAAAACGACGGGGCAATAATAGGCATTCCAACGGGATTATCACTATTAGACCACACATTATTAGGGCTACAGAAAGGGAATTATTATTTAATCGGCGGGCGGCCTGGCACTGGTAAAACTGCTCTGGCACTGACTATAGCATACAACGCCGCCAAAGCGGGTCATTCCACAACGGTATTATCATTAGAAATGTCAGCAACTTCGTTAGGGCTAAGAGCATTAGCTGGTGTTATAAATGAAAATTCACGGAATATAAGGCGTGGAAAAGTGGATCTTGAGAAGATAGTCAATGCCATTTTAAAAAATAAAAATGTTCCGTTATACATAGACGACGACCCGTATTTGAGTGTAAAAAACTTAAGGCAAAGAGTAATAAATGAAATCGAAACACACAAAACGGAATTACTGATTGTGGACTACATCCAACTAATGACAGGGACTAAAGTTTCACGGGTTGAAGAAGTTTCTGAAATATCACGGTCTTTGAATGCACTAAAAAAAGAATTTAACATCCCGGTAATAGGTCTAGCTCAACTAAACCGAGCATTAGAGATTAGCAAGGACAAACGACCAAAACTTTCAGACCTAAAAGAATCGGGTCAGTTAGAGCAAGACGCTGACGTAGTTATGTTCACTTATCGTGATTGTCTCTATAACGATGATGCACCGAAAGATTCAGCAGAAATAATCATAAGGAAAAATCGGGATGGTGATGGTAACGTAAGCGTGCCCGTGCGGTTCATCGCAGAACAAGCTCGATTTGCCGATGAAAATGACAACACATTCCGTGTTTATCACACAGAAGATGTATTTTAAACAGCAATTGCAAAATTGCATTATTCAAAAGACTATGAATCATTGCAGAACGCACATAAATAAGCAAGGTTAAACGAAAACACATTAAGGAATATAAAACTATGGAAAACAAAAAAAAGCTTCTTACAGACGATTTATTCAAGAAATTGGCATTACAATTTAACACGGATTTAGATAATTTGCAATATTCTGAGGAAGAGCCATACATACATCAGCGTTTAGGGTTATATTATCTGCTACGCTCGATATACCCAAAACATATCGTTAACCAAAAATTCAGTTATACCGAAATAAAATTTGCACATGTTAAGAGCAGATATATTGACAAATACTGGGAAACACTGGCAGAAGACAACGCTCCAAGAGAAACAATTCACGCCGTTGTAAGTGACATAGTAAAACAATTTGTTTATTCCTGTGGCTACACCTACGAACAATTCGCGGAGGGTAAAAACGAAGCTACAACGAAAATACGCATGTTACTTTATATCAACCTTGTTGGTCTAATCCCTGAAGAGGAGCTATGCCCAATGCTATTCCGTGATAAATATTACTGTGCTACCTATTATAACAGAATTTATCCGCACCACGTACATAAATCACCGAAGCGGGTTAAATTAATGGAACAAAAACTAAAAGAAATAACACAGAAAAATATTGATGCTTATTATGCAAACAAAAAGTAATAGGAGTCACCGAATGCCATTATTAAGCCCTAAATGCTATGAACTCAGATTTATAACATTTCAGTCAATACAAAGACTTCTAAGCGACGGCTACCCGAATGAAAAAGAAGCATTGCATTTTGTGATTAAGCAGTCTCTGAAGTACCATGTCCTTACAGGCTTCGATACAGATATAGATTTAGCATATAACCAATATCGACAGTTCAAACATAAATATGCAATATCTAAAATAACACAAAATAACACGTAAAAAATGAAGTAACTTAAAACAAGTCATAGACTTACAAAGATTCAAAAAAAATGAAGCTCCTATTAGTATGGGTAAGAACAATCAATTAAAGCCGTATTTCGATGCAGTACTCAAATATCCTCACAATGTGAAATTTGACCTTGAAGAGGATATTCATTTCTTACTGTTATGGGAGCAACTTGACAAAGACACTAAAAGGGATTATATTGAAAATCTATTGGAAGAATTAAAAGGGAATATCAATACAGATGGAAATAAGACAAATTACATATAGTGAAGGTGATTTTACTACACGGACAATACGGATGGACGACGATGAAATCCGTTTTAAAAATTATGAGCCAGTACCATACAAGGCTCTTGTTGATGAATACTCCTTAGAGAAAGACAAAACAATTTGGGAGAAATTATGGTTCGTGTTAACACACGCTCCCAAGTTGATTAACATCGGTTATAACATAGTGAAAATAACAGTTACTTTTAACAATATGATGAAAGGTGTTTTTATGAATAATGACAAGAAAGCAACCGTAATAGGAATCATTAAAATGGCTATTGGTGTTATAATATCACTATTAGCAATATTCGGGGTCAAGCTACCTCCTGACACTGCGGAGATGGTAATCGGTGCAATAGTGGCGGTCTATACAACGGTGGACATGATATTAGCATATCTAACAAATAAACCTGATGAAAAAAAGGAATAATTTAAACATTTTGTATAAATTAAAACACGCAGAAAATGGCTTTTATTACATCATAACAGAGGAGTCAAAGCGTAAAAAACACGAGCGTGTTATAATACCATACGAAATAGGCAACGACAACGGGGATAATGACAGGGCAATGATTGCGGCATTCACATTAGGGAATAATATCACAAAATATTTAAACGAGACTCCAGATGTTAACGAGAAATGCAGGTGATTCAATACGTTTTGACATAGAGGTCAAGGATGCTGACGGGGTGGCGGTAACGTTAGCCGGTGCTACTGTTTACGGGGCGATAAAAAAAGATGCTTCTGTTATAGATGACGACAGTGATATATTTGTAACCGTTACATCACATAGCGACGCGGTGAATGGCATTACTGCCGTTGAGTTCCCTAAGGCGGAGACTTTGTTATTAGAAAGAGGAATTTACACGTTAGGAATCAAAGTTATATTCGCTAACGGCAATGCTGATACTATACTAACTACACAAATCCAAATATTACCAGCTATTATAAGGAAGGTGACTTGATATATGGATATTAGGGCGTCTATTGGTGAAAGCCGTGTTGAATCCACTACAACACAATACAAAATAACTGTTAGCGTGCCTAAGCAAGTGACAGGGACGACAGACCATACTCAGTTGCAAAATCTTCATGCTGATGAACAACATCCAATAACATCTGTGATAGGACTATATAACGAATTGCAAAACAAATTAAATACAACATCATACATCGACGGGGGGACATTTTAAATGCCTAGAATACAAGCAAGAGGCGGGACTTATGCTAATTTGCCAACGGCAGACATGTTAGCACGTGAATTAATGGTAACAACGGACAGAGGGACTTTACACGTAGCTACTGATGCAACAACAAAACTGCCAGTAGTTCCTGCAATTGATGCGTTAACAACGTTAGCCAGTGTTGACGGTGCAAGTGATTTAATCATAATTCATGATAATTCTGAAGCTTCAGCACAAAAAGAGAAGAAAATGACTTTCAATTCGTTTAAAACAGCTCTTAATATTCCTGAGTCGTCAAGTGATGAAAAAGTCGCCGTTGTCAGTGGTGGTACAGCGGGCTACATCTGGGGTACGGACGGCACGGACGGCATATTCAGGATGGGGACGTCTATGAGTTGGACTAAGGACGGTGGGAGTGGTTATGTTACCCTGAACGTAGGCACAATAGACGGGGGCACGTTCTAACGTGGCAACCATTAAATTCAAACGTGGCACACGAAGCGAATTAAACACGGCGGCGAGTTCAAGTGAACTTGTTATAGGTGAGCCGTATCTTATAACAGACGAAAGCGTTATAGCTATAGGCACGGCTGTTAATGCGTACCAAGAATGTGTTAAAAAAGTTGCGGCTCAGACGTTGACGGCGGGGGAATCTATCACCGTTGGTGATTCGGTTGGGATACACACCGACGGCAAGGCATACAAAGCTCAAGCGAGTTCATCAGGGAAAATGCCAGCGATTGCGTGTGCTACCACTTCTGCGAGTGCTGATGCGACATTTGAGTTTATAACAGTTGGTGTTACATCAACTTTAACTGTTTCAGGCACGCCGTCTTCTGGTGATATATTATACATATCTGACACAACGGCGGGGGCTTGTCAGGCGGCTGCCCCAGACGATCCAGGCGAAAGACCGCAGGCAATAGGTGTTAAATTGGCTACTGGTTATTTTGTGAATTATTCACTAAATGAATCGACTATAACATAATGGCAGCACCAACGATTCAGGCGGGGTACATCTCGTGGGGTACTGGTTATAATTACGCTCGTATCGGCGCAACAAATCACGGAATGCGGTACTTCACAATGGTACGAGGTAACGGCGAAAATGTGTTAATTGTTGTAAGAAACGGCACAATTTCATTTACGCCAACCAACGGCGTTGATTACAGTGCGTTGGCGGAGCAGAATTATAACGCTTATAATGGGCATACATATCCAAACGCTGATAATTCATTTTGTGTATATGCAGGCAATTACGTTAACTCAACACCATTAGTATTATGGGGTGTGCCGGGCGGTATGACGGCAAAAGCATGGGAATATAACGGTACAGGCTCCTCTACTGAATATTGTTTCGGCAGTCGTACTTACAACCCACGAAGTGTTACAACTATTTCAGGCAGCCCAGACTCTACGGCACAGGTCAGCGGGTTAACATTAACAGAAGGTGATTATGATTCAGGCACTTATACGGTGCATTGGGAAGCAACGGCGGGCGTCCCGTTTACTTCAATTGTTGTTATAGCATCGTTAAGCCCTATAACATACGATTATGAAAATATGCTTGTATATCCTGTCACATATCCAGGCGGGAGTTACTTTGGTTATGGTACCAGTACTATTGATTGGGCATCAGCTCCTGAGATAGCAACGGGAGTAAAACACATTTACGGGTTTTCAGGCACTTCTGGCTCAATAACAGGAGTCCCAGAGGGTGAAACACTGTATGTGAAAGCCTTTGCGATGCATCAATCGCAGTCTATGTATATAATGCCTTATTCTGGTGCAACGGCGTCAATAACATTGCCCGGCGGTAGCACAGCCACAATATCACATATTAACAGGATACCAATTAGCGGGGTATCACACATTAACAGGATTCCAATTGGGAGTATTTCAAAATTTAACAGGATCACTATTTGACATATGGATAGTAACATCATTGCAACAATCATAGGCATATTAGGCGGGGGCGGCGGTGTCTCGATAATATGGTACATATCAACACGGATTGCCAGTGTCAAAGCAGAAGCAGAAATGAAGTCATTGAGGGAGGACGTTGGTGAGATTCACAACTGGATAGATAGGCACGGCAACGAGAATAAGACAATGAATGATAATTTTGCGAATGGTGTTACAAGATTTGCACAAATTGACATGACATTAGTTGCATTAAAAGAGGCTATAGACCAACTGAAGAAAGTTTTAGATGATTTTGCCCAACAATTTCAGAACGTGAAAGACAAAGTTAATGAACATGAATACCAATTAAAAAGCATAGGTAAAACAAAATGAAATTATATTTGTGGCTAATAGGTGTTATTTCAATAGCATCATATATTTTAATATGGAACTTCGCACCTGAATTCTCTACATACTCAATAGGGGTGTTTAAGGTTTTTCTTAGTGTGTTATTATTCTGGGTGTTTGATGCCTATGTGATGGACGATATAGATACTATTCACGAATTGAAGAAAGGCAACGTAGCGTATGCGATATTTTTACTGGCTTTTGCTATTCTTATATTTGGGGCAATCTTTAACAGCTAACGCAGAAGGGTCTAAATCGAGGTATGGTTATCCAATACCAAACACGGGGTATAATGTTATAGATTCTGCCTTACAATTTGTTGGTGCTAATGAAAAGCGGGATAATTGGGGCGAGCCATTCATCACGTTTTTAAATAGTGTCAATATAAAGAGTCCCGCCCCGTATTGTGCGGCTTTCGGGAGTTACATATTAACACTAAACGACATCAAAGACCCGAAGCTTCGTTCTGCTATGGCTCGCAAGTTCATCAACAAGCGTGCAATCAGGGCTATAGACGTTTACAAGGGTATCAAGAAACTGCCGAAATATTTTATAGTGTTATGGCAGAAGGGCAATAGTTGGCAAGGGCATTTCGCATTCGGTTGGGATTGGCGAGGCACTTCAGGACAGACAGTAGAGGGTAACACCAGTGCGGGCGTTAGTGGTTCTCAGCGTAACGGCGACGGTGTGTATATGCGAGAAAGGGCAATCAATCTGCATTCACATTTTAAAATAACACATTTTATACCTATAGAGTAGGTGAAACATGGCAAAGACAAAATTAAATATAACACAGGATGACAAAGAAGCGGAATTGCTCCGCAAGAAAAAAATGATGCCTAACTTGGTGGCTAAGCACTTTGGCAACCAATCTAAGGCGTGTGATGAAGCTGGGCTCGGGCGTTCAACTCATTACAAATGGTATAAAAATGATGCTGATTATGCTATAGCAATAGATGAAGCGGCTTTGGCATTAGTTGACGCCTCTATAACAATAGTAGCAGAAGCTATTTTATCTGGTGATAGGAATTTGGCATGGAAAGTGTTGAGTTCACCGATAGCACAAAGCAGAGGGTTTTATATTCCTTATGGCAAAGAAGACGTGAAAAAGGACAGTATAACAGGAACACTAATAATAAATGCAAATTAATTTATCACCATATCAAGCGAAAGCGTTTAAAGACAGAACCCGCTTCAAGGTCTTCCGCACGGGGCGGCGGGGTGGTAAGACATATCTCGCATTATGTGAAATTATCAGAGCTATAATACCGAATAATTCAATAGTGTTATACATGTTGCCAACGCATCAAATGATTAAAAGGACAATGTATCCATTATTAACAAAATACATCCCGAATACGGCAATCACAAAAATAAATCTTTCAGATTTTACAATGCAGTTTGTGAACGGCAGTATATTATATTTAGGCAGTGCGGGGGCTGTCCAAAGTTTCTTAGGCATGGGTATCAACACAATAATTATGGATGAAGTCCAGAATCAAAACGAAAATGACTGGTACACAACATTAAGACCAACACTTTCTGACACTAAAGGGAATGCGATATTTGCAGGCACACCAAGAGGGCATAACAATTTCTTATATAAATTATGCACTTCAGAAGAAATTCACGAGCACACATGGACAACGTTGCAAGGCGGCTGGGTTGACCCTGAAGAAGTAGAGCAAGCAAAATCACAACTAGATGAAAGGACTTTTAGGCAGGAATACGAAGCCGATTTTGAGACCAGTGGCAATATTGCCTATTATTCATTTAGTGATAATAATATCGGGGATTATGAATTTATAACAAACGCTGATACATATTTAGCATTTGACTTCAATGCTGGTGAGTGTCCAATGAGTGCAGCGGTGTTGCAAGTCCAGCCCGACGGCACTACTGCAGTTGTAAAAGAGTTTGTGAATAAATATTCAAATACTGATGCCACCTGCCAGCTGATTCAGACATATTTAGTAGGGAATAACTTCAATGGCACTTTAACAGTATGTGGAGACCATCACGGGGTAAGACGGGAATCTTCAGCATCATTCACAGATTATCAGATTATCGAGCATTATTTCAAACATTATGCACGATATGAGGTATATCACAAACCGACAAGGTCGGTAAAAGACAGGGTAGCGGCTACTAACAGCCTGTTCTGTACTTATGATGGCACACGGCGATTATTTGTAGATAAACGATGTGTTAATACGATAGAAGATTTTCGATATGTTGAATTTAAGAGCAATACAGTACAATTAGACGGCACGAACCCAGAAAGAACACATATAAGTGATGCAATATCATATTTTGCTAATAACATCCACCCAATAATGAATGAATGGAATGTATCCTAACAAAAATTATAACGAAACGACGATATACGAGCAGGCATTTGATGGTGAATCGGGTGCTATATGGCTTGGCACTAAGTTTGAGAATGAACTTGCGGAGCTTTCATATTACAGAGCGTTAACATGTTGGATACGTAACAATGATGAAGGGGAGCGAGACCGCCGTAGGCTGTTATATTCATATCTTAGTGACGTGTTTAGCACTAAAAATGCTGACGACACATTAAACAAAATGTTTAGCACGTTACCCAGTGATAATACATACATAACAAGGGCGTTGAGGAATCTCTGCATCCTATACAATGAAGCACCATCACGGTATTACGAGGGTTTAAGTGAAACACAAGAGTTAGCACTTAATGGGTATATCACAGAATGCAATTATAATAAGGTGATGCAAGATGCTTATAGGATATGCAAACTCATGAATCGGGTGTTAATACGCCCTTACAAAATAAACGGTGTGTTAAAATTGAAGATTTACACTCCTGACTTATACCGTGCGGCATATGATGATTATGGGAATATAACAGAAGTATGGATACCCAGACAGGAACGATATTTGGACGGGGGGCGGTATAAGAATCGCACTATCTATGATGTCTGGGACGGCAACCGATACCGCAAATTAGATTATCATGGTTCGCCATTAGTATTTGTGTATAACAATCAGAAATACACGGAATTAATATTTAACAAATACACTGCCCCACCATTTTATGAAATGTCATTGGATTCAGATGCAGATGTTTACGGCGGTGGCTTATGGGAGCTGGTCAAGGCACAATTAGAGGCTAATTTATGGGATTTGTTAATAAAGGAAAATGCTATTTATAACGGATTCAGTGTATGGATGTTGGTCAACTTAGGGCGTGATAATGATAACAAATTGTCGCCAGGCCGTATGTTCAGGGTTGACGGTGTAACGGACACCGAAGGCGGTAAAATACCGCCCTACATTGAGACAATAAGCCCGAATCAGCAATACACTGAAATGAACGAGATGAAAACAGAACGTGTCAAAGCGTTACTTCGTAATATTGGCTTGCCCTCTTCTGTTATAGAGGGGCGGGACGTGTCGGGCGTTGCTATGTTAGTAGATAGGGCAGAGCTTAATGAGATACGAAAGGAAGATTTATCTATATTAAAACAGCATGAAATAGGATTACATAGGCAAATAATACAGGTATTAAATGTTGAGTTCAAAGAATCTTTGCCCGTCGATATTAAATTCACGGTTGACTATATCGAACCAACAATCTACAGAGAGCCAAAAGATGAATACGAATATTACAAATCATTATACGACAGTGGTTATATGGATATTAAAACATTTCTTTATAAAATCACTGGGGACGAAAGCATTATAACAGAAGAAGACGCAATAGGATACATAAAAAATAATTTAAGGATACGGAATGAAACCCAGCAATACACCACAGCCAACGGACGGGATGGACTTAGCAACGGCAATGAATCAGCAAGCGGCACAATACCGAGACCAGTTGATGCGGAAAATGATAATAACACTACGGGATGAAGTCAACAACTTATCACAAATAGTAAAAGAATTACAAAGCAGAATAGATAAACCAAATAACACTAAGAAAGGATAATGAAGATGCCAGAGAATAATGAGATAGAATCTCAAGTCCAAATACCTAAAGCGGTAGAGGAACTGCCGTCATGGGCAAAGTCGTTAATTTCAGAACTCAGGAACGAGAATGCTGAAAGACGTATCTCACAAAAAGAATTAAAATCAGAGAATGAGCGTTTGCACTTGGAAAGAACCGAGCTGACAACATACAAAACAAAATATGATAGTTTGAAATTATCACAGAGCGAGCAAGAGGCGAAACTGAATGATTACACAACGAAATATTCACAATTAGAAGAGCGTGTGCGGACGGGTTTGTTAGAGAAGCTTCCTACGACGATACGGGATAAATATGCGAGCTTAGATATTGCAATATTACAAACCGTTGTAGAAGATTTAGGCACGTCAGCACCTCCTCATTCCGTAGGTTCGGAGCGTGCATCGGCGGACACAATACCTTCAACACATAGTGAATTAATGGGCATGACTAATGAGCAACAACAAGCGTTCAAAGATTCACATCCCGAAGATTATCACAAATTATTAAAACAAATCATAGGAATATAACATGGCAGCAAGTAGAACTAATACAGTCCCACTATATGTGAGTGACTTAATTTTAGAAGCGATGAAACCTCTTAACCTATTACAAAATCAAGGGTTAGTAACAGAGGAAACACAACCATTATTAGCCAGAGGCGGAGAATATGTCGAATTGAGACATATTCGTAATATTGGTTATAGTTCAGCAATGCAATATAACGACGGGGCTACTGACATAGTACCAGCCGCAATTGGTGATTTCATCCAACGTGGCGTAGTAGTCAGAGGCATGGGCGGGCTTAAAGACATCGACGTGGATAGAGTTTCAACGGGGGCTGATGCTTTGCCTATAGTAGTACCACAAGTTGCAGAGGCTGTATCACGGTTAACACAGGATTCATTAATTGCATCACTAAAAGGAGCATTTGAATCAGCATTATCCGCACACGTAGTGGATAAATCCGCAGTTGGTGATACTTTAATTTCGTACGAAAATGTAATAGACGCCACACAGAGTATATTGGGAGAAGCTCAGAATTTAACAAAAATAATGGTTATCCATTCCAAAATACAAAATGACTTGCTTAGAAGTCATTCTATTTCGTATGTTAATGCAGGTTCGTTAGGTGAAAGAGCTATCACAGATGGGGTAGTTCCAACATTTGCGGGCAAAAGGGTTATAATTAATGATACATTATGTGCACCAACTGACGGCGTGTATCCAACGTACATATTACCAGCAGAACCATTGTATTTATGGTGGCAACGAAGAGTTATGTTAGAGAATGATAACGATTTATTGAAAAATGGTGGTGAATATTACCTTATCTATCGTTGGGATTATGTGCCTCACCTCAAGGGCATGAGTTATGCCACCTCAGCGGGGACTAAGCCAACTAACACAATATTAGCTACAGGCAGTTCGTGGACAAAAGCCAACACTACAGCAGATGCAAAACAATTCCCTTACGTCAAATTGTTAACTAAATAAGGATAAAAACATAATGAAAAGAATAACAATAGTAATATTATCACTTGTTATGGTAGGTGTAGCCTTCGCTGGCTTTGCCACTGTAGCATTTACCGCCAAGACCTTCAAGAAAGCGGATACACGGACTGACACCAGTGCGGCTATTTCATTACGTTACGGTGATAATGTCGAATTAGCTACATCCGTTGCGGGTGTGAGTGCTTCTGGCAGTGATTTAAAAATCTATAACTACGTTGACGGTTTAGTTGCAGGCTCATGGAAATTGTTATACACTGATTCAACCACTGGGCAACATAGAGTGCAACAATTGCGGGGCTACGGTGTCAATAACATCAAAGGCACGGAAGTCATAAGGATACGAAATAAAATGAGTGTTTTTACTGATTCTGTTAGTGCTACATCATATACACAGCATGTAATAGTTAGATGATAACACCAATAAAACAAGACAAAATAAAATACAGTAGGGAACTGAGGAGGTCGGCGGAGTTATATATGATTCGATGTTTCAAGTCATCGGACTCCGCCGAATATATTGAGCCTGCGATGCACATAATTACAGGACGTGAATATGTGCCTATAACAGCGGTAGCTGATAACAGTATAAAATTAGATAAATACGAATTGGAGGAGTTACGTCATGACATGGGAGAGCTTCCAGACGACAGCCGAATATATACTGAGTAAAGAGTTCGACATATTCGACGGACAAACATTGATACAAGATGTTAAAATTGTAGAGGCTAAGCGTAGGATGAAAAACGACTTAGAGGCGGCTCTTGGTGTATTATCTACTGATACTGTATTTGAATCTTTGTTAGATACACGGACTGAAATGTTACGCCAAGCCTTATCACTAATGCAGTTACATTTGTATTTTCAGGAGCGGAGCGGCGAACCATATTCAACGACAAGCATAAAATCACAGTATTATTCACAACAATATGAAATGATGCGTAGTAGTTTCAAGAATCTTAATGAAACAATATCGAAACAAACACATAATGTAAGGATAATGCGATGACAGGTCAACAAATCACAATGAAGTTAAAGAAAACAACTTCTGAGCTGTTTAGTCCTGCATTTGGGAAGAGTATTGTTGCAAAAATGGCAAAAAAATCCGTCGAATTGATGTGGGATCGTAATGAAAAGGGCATTGACAATACTGGCATAAGATATGGCGGTTATAACAGTTCATATACATCACAAAAACGCAAATTAATTGCGGGCACAATGAAAGGCAGAGGCGGCAAAGGAGCTTCAAAGACTTTAGCAAGGTATAACGCAATGAAAACATCATACGCCGCTCGGCGGGTTGGTGACTATTTGCGTTTGACTGGTCAACTACGTAAGGACACTGATTGGAATATAACACAATATTATCAAAACAAGGATTTTGTTAATATGTCTTGGCGGATACGCATCAAGCCACGTTCTGAGGGGAAAGCAAGAGGTTTACAGAGTACGAGGGGGCGTAATAAATACACAAGTTACCGTAAAAAAGCCTTTTATTTTCTCGGTTTAACAAGGCGTGGCGGGCTCCAGAAAGCGGAGCAAAAGGCATTGACTGCCATAGCATCGAAAGCGTTAAAAGATAAACTCACATTATTACAAACTAAATTAAAAGCCTTATGATAAACATTTTGTATAGGTTGCTTTATAACAAATTTGGGAACTCCGTCAAGGTGCAGAAATACTATAGCGGGGCGTCTTATGAATTCCTTGCATCGAATTACGCTGAAATTGGTAAAAACGTAATGTTAATAGTAGAAAACGGGTTCGAGCCTGACACATCATACGAGGCGGGGGCTCACCCTGCATCTGCAACGATATGGAATTTCAGTATATTTGTTATAGAAGGCGTTCATAATGATGGCAAAAGGCTTATAACACATAAAGAAATAATGGCTTTGGCTGACACATACAATGACGACGACAGCATATTCACAATAAAACCAATTGCGGGAACGGCATTACCAATAGATAAAGATTATATCGTTTACGAATACAGGCTAACAGTATATGATTACAGTTAACATAATGTTTCATGATGGTGATAAATATCTTATTGGAGATGCTATCCAGTCAGTCAGCCCGAGATGGAATATTGTGTTACAAAAGAATATTAAAGGCAATTGCACTAATAAAATACGGCGTATTAGTGATAATATCATAACGATAGACAATTATTATACGGGTGATTTTAATTTTGCAACGGCTCGGAATAACATGCGAATACATAGTCGCACCGATTGGGTATTGTCGTTAGACGCTGATGAAAGATTATTAACACATCAGCACTACCAAATTGAAGAATTATTAAAGATAATGCCCGAAGAATGCGGTTCTATTGGTGTTTTAATTATTTCACCCTGTGATTATGATAATGATAGACCAGCTCACGAGGGTGTGCCAATAATCACAAGCACCGCTGCGAGGCTAAATAAGCAGTCCTTAGTATGGCAACACTCAATACATGAAACTGTGATATTTGATATGGAGCGTAAAGCATACAAATTGTTTAACAGCGGAATAATAATCCATCATTTAGGTTATTCGTTAGGTGCTGACGCTTATTACAACAAGTTAAAACGCAATTTTGAAGCGTTAAAATGCTTAGATTACGGGCAAATGACGGCTCAAGAGCATAGTTACTACAGAGAAAAGCTAATGATAACCGAAATAGCATTAACACGACAAGCACGGAGTAATAAAATCAGTTACAAATATTCACATAGTGAAGAAGTTGAAAATCAAGTAAGACAATTCCAAGACAGAATATTACAAAATAACGCTTATTAATAGGAGGCAATAACATGGCTACAGGGAATTTACAAATTGGTGGTGGTAATTCGTGCAGAGTATTCGCATTGAATGCAGGCGAGACCGCCCCTTTATCAACTACGCCCGTTCTAACAATGGACAGGATAGCCCAAACAACCTTTACAGGACACCCAGCAAAACAAAGTGTGAGTATCGCATTAACACAATACCAAAACGACGCTGATTTTGAAACATTTTTGACAACATATTTAACACCAGCGACAGAAGACGACGCCAAATCGTTAACATACGAAAACGCAACAACTGACAACTACTCTGGCGGTTCTGATAGTGCAAAACGGCTTTTAGTGGAATGGATAGGCGGCAAAGCAGGGACAAAACGTTTTGTTTATACTGGCGTAATGAAATTAACTGGTACAACTGGTGATTTTACTACAACAGGGGGTGAAGCCGTTTCACGTGGCTTAGAATTTGTGGCCGTGCCAGCGTTGGCAACGTGTACAGTAGCAACTGCGACTTTCGATAGTGCATTGGTGTTAACATCAGGGGCGGCAACATCACAAATAACTGCAGGCTCATTCGGTGAAATTAAACACATGGACTCAGCTAATTAATAACAAACTAAAATAAACAATATGGAATTAAGATTCACAAAAAAGGACGACACTACGGCGATGGTAGAACCAATCTATGCTGTTCGTTCTGCATATCTCAAAGGGAAAGTCGCTGAAATTGTTGCAAAATACAAGGCTGATGAAAAGCAGAAACAACTTTTGGCAGCACTGAGAGAGGCTTTCCCCGAAGGTGAACTAGATAAAATGCTTCAAAGCGGCAGCATGGAGCATGTACTTCGACTTGCTGTTATATCTAATAAACTCGATATTTCAACTATTAACAAGCGTGATTATAGCATTGAGTTGCATAACGACAATATCACAATAGAAGTATTGCGTGCAATGATAGACGTGCTTGCAACCGTAACGGCATCGGCTAAGCATCTTG